GGGGGTCTCAATATCGGCCATCATCATGGATACCGTCCAGACAATAACCGTACCCTGTACGATCAATCCAAATATTAATGAAAGAGGTACGGTTTTTGATATGTGCCAATCACTTTGAGCCACTTGTTTCACATTATCAGCCATCAAAGTTTACTGGTCTAAAAGTTCCTAATTCAACAATTGTAAAATTAGCTTCGTCTAATACGCCTATCGACTTATCTGGCTTTTGAGATACCCAAGTTGATCCGTTCCAATATAAAGCCGTTAAGCCATTATCTAAAACCTTAATCATTCTCATATCACATTTTTGAGGCGTTTCATTTTCATTTAATCTACGCAAACGATCTAAAGGAAAACTGTTTGTTAAATCCCCATTAAAATCTTTAATAATAATACTTTGAAGTTTTTGACCATCACGCGCTCTATTTTCATTAGAGTTTAACGTATCGTTTTCTGTACGTTCACCATCCCAACCAGCAACCATTTTATCTAGTTTTATAGTTCCTACGCCAAAGCAGAGTTCTTCCATAAGCAAACCAGCGCCAAAGCAATCTGAATAGCCTACAATAACTCCACTTTCATTAAGTCTTCTTTCCCATTCAGAAATAAAAGCATCCCATGTTTCTTCATTTGTCATATTAAGTTACCGTTATTGTGTGAGTTGTACCAACACCACCAATAGTAGGTGTTCCGCGAGTTCTTCCATAAGTGTTTGAATCACCTTGTACGTTTTGACTATTTGTGACCCAATACCAAATTGTACAATGTACGCCAAATACTGTTGGGCCGTACATGTTAGAGCCATTTATTCCTGTCCCTTGTTCAAAGCCGACACCCGCTTCGTCTGACCTATGATATGTTTGTGCCTGAGATGTTTGATAAGTACCAAAACCACAACTTAATGTATTAAAAGAATTTTGAGCGTGCAAACCTTCTACAGTTAACCGTATTTCATAACTTGACACAACTTTTATACCAGCGCGCACAGAACCATGCAGTTTGAATATTCGACTTGTGCCGTCTATCCACAATGGTCTTGAAAGAGAACCAAAAGATGGTCTAGCAATCCCTGGCTCAAAAGGGGGATTACTTGTATTAAAAGGGGGAGATTTACCAAGAGCAAAACCTGTGTTTGGGGCTCGAAAGTTATTATGCCCTACAGTTAGTATCGTACTATATGTATCAGATTTTCCATAAAACTGGTTCATAGAAATTTGACCGCTGTTAGGTATCCCACTGTCGGCACCATAATATTCATTTAAAGAGATTGGGTTACTACCACCAAACTCATTTTGAATGTTAGCAAAAGTTATTGCACCGCTATTTTGTAGAGTCACTTCTTAACTCCTCTACTTCTTTTTTTAACTCTTTAATTCCTTCAATCAAAAGCGGCACAAGCTTGTCATACCAAACAGTTAAATATTCACTACTAAACGGTGCTTCAGTTACGACTTCTGGTAGCACTGCTTGTACTTCCTGTGCGCTCACGCCGACTTGTATTCTATCGTTATTAAAACCAAACAATTTAGCATCATCATTTTCAGTGAAGTAGTAGCCATTAAGCATAGTGATCTTTGCCAAAGCATCAGGAATTTTACCTGAGAAAGTTTTTAGTCTTTCGTCTGAATAGTAAGCTGTAATGTTGTTGGTAGCCCGAATTTGTCCCGACCCACCATTCGCTGACACACCTACGCCTAATGAGTTGACCTGTGCATTTGAATTAGTTGAAAAGCCACCTGTGGCACCTGTATTACCCGTTGGGCCTCTTGAGCCTGTAGAACCCGTTGAGCCTGTAGAGCCATTACTGCCAGCGTTTCCTTGTGCGCCTGTAGCACCTTGAGGGCCTGTGGAACCACCAGTACCTGTATCACCTTGTGAGCCTTGAGGTCCTGTAGCACCCGCAGCACCATCGGAACCATCTGCGCCATCAGAGCCATCTGTGCCAGAGGCACCTGTAGAACCCGCAGCACCCGCAGAACCCGCTGGGCCTTGTGAGCCAGTGGTCCCTTGAGTACCTTGGGTGCCTTGTGCGCCCGTATCACCTTGGGAGCCTTGTGCGCCTGTATCACCTTGTACGCCTTGAGGTCCTTGTGCGCCTGTAGCACCTGTAGCCCCGCCAGAACCCGCTAGTCCTTGTGCACCTTGAGGTCCTGTAGAACCTGTTGCACCTGTGGAGCCATCAGCACCATCAGCACCGTCTGCGCCATCTGCACCCGCTGGGCCTGTAGCTCCTGTGGCTCCTTGAGGTCCTGTTGCACCTGTGGCTCCATCAGAGCCGTCTGCACCATTAGAACCCGCTGGGCCTTGTGATCCCGTAGCACCTGTAGCCCCGTCAGAGCCATCGGCCCCCGCTGGACCCGTGGCACCTGTAGCACCTGTGGAGCCATCGGAACCATCGGCCCCGTCTGAGCCTTTTTGGACTAACTTAGCCCAGTGTGTTGTGTTTGTTGGGAGAGTGCCAGCCGTTGTTGCTACTATACAAGCATAACTCTCCCCAATATAAAATACGGTTTCATGGACTGCATAAGCCGTACTGCTTGAGAACGCTCCCTCAAAAGAGAGGCGAACCTTACCAATATTAATTGTTCCCATTGTTTATACCGTTGTTACCGAAAGCTGCCCAGAGGCAGAAATTGTGAAGTCATTATCGTTAGCACTTCCATAATATTCCATTTGTAAAATACCTGTTGAGGCGTCTATGCCCATTGTTCCGAAAGCCAAGCCTAAAGGTGTGGAACCCATAGGACCCGTTGGGCCTGTAGAACCTGTGTTACCTGTAATACCTTGGTTTCCTAATGACCCTTGGAGGCCTGTAGACCCTGTAGGTCCTTGGTTACCTGTAGGGCCTGTGTTTCCTGTCGGTCCCGTAGGTCCTTGCAAACCAGTAGAACCTGTATTGCCTGTGGGTCCTTGTGATCCTGTAGGACCTGTATTGCCTGTAGTACCTTGAGGTCCTTGACCGCCTGTAGGTCCTTGGTTTCCTATAGGTCCTTGACCGCCTGTGGGTCCTGTTTCCCCTGTGGGTCCTTGGTTACCTGTGGGACCCTGTGACCCAGTGGCTCCCGTAGGACCTTGGTCACCCGTAGGGCCTTGGTCACCTACAGGGCCTTGAGAGCCTTGAGGCCCAGTAATACCTTGAATACCTTGGGGGCCTGTATCACCTGTTTCCCCCTCAGGTCCTTGTACGCCTTGGTTACCCACGGGTCCTTGGCTACCAACAGCACCTGTAGGCCCAGTACTTCCTACTGGACCCTGCCCACCTAAGGGGCCTTGGTTACCCACTGGCCCTTGGTTCCCTGTAGGCCCCTGAGGACCTGTGGGACCCTGAGGCCCTTGGTTACCCAAGGGACCTTCAGAGAGGAAAAAGTCTAGGTCTCCCGTAGACGCATCGTAGGTGAGGTATCCTGTGGAGTTGTAGTCCAGTAGGTTCATCACAGGATTGAGATTGTATAACTCATCCTTGATTGCCTGTGCCTGAGAAACGATTGAAGCTGAGTTTGTGTTAACCCAGCCCTTAGTCGCTGCGTCTGTATCGCTTACAGGGTTTGATACATTAGATATCTTCTTGCTCTGAGCATTGAGCAAACCAGCCGCTGTTTGGGTTAAACCTTCATTAGCCCTGTCTCTAGCCTCTTCAGCTAGGTTACGACCTTGCTTTGTTACTAGGTTAAGATCGTCTGCCCTAAGGGAAGTACCCTCCACAAACGTAACGGCAGCGGGTACAACGGTTTCTCTTTTTATTGTTACATAAACGCCACTAGACGGTATAGCATCTAAGGTGATCGTACTGCTTGTTGTAAATGAGAAATCATAACAAGGTACATCATCCAAGAAAACTTTAACTTCTGCCGTGCTTATGTATAAAAACGGGATAGTAAATGCCTGTGTTGACCCGTCAGCAACATAGTTAATAATACTTGCCATGTTTTACCTGTTAAAATCCATTAATTTCATACCTGTTCGATTAGCCAACCTACGGGCCATAACTTCTTCACCAAGCTCTGGGAACTCATCTTTTAAAAGCTCTCTTGCTAGTGCGAGATGAGCGGAAATAATCTTCCTGTTTAAGACCACTTGCCTACTAAAGCCTTCGCTATTGATCTCAACAGAGGCCGCTGCTGCTATATAATTAGGGCTTGCATGAAGCCTCTCTAGGTTTTGTAGTAATGTACGACCTTGGTATTTAGCGGTCCCAGCTAACTGTTGGTATCTTGAGAACTCTGCATTAGTTAGGTCAAATTTCATCATACGCTTTGTAGGTCCTCTGAAACCTACCTTCTGGTTGACTAACTCTTCCATAACAGCATTGGGTTTATCCTTGCGAATAGGAATACCTGAGAATGATCCATAGTTGATCATTGGTTCGCCTGTAAGCCAGTTGTACTTCTTGGGTAAATCCTTGTTCGTGGTAACCCACTTACGTTGTATCTTCTCAATAAGACCTACAGCCTCTCTTACTTCCGCTGGTTGACCATTAACCAAGTCATTCCAAACATCTGCAAATTGTAGAGGTGCGGGTGGTATAACTGAGGTAACAAAGTTAGAACCAATACGTTCCAGAGAGTGTTTCTGTGCTGGGTTCTCACTTGTAAATGCTGCCGCTACTGAGGTGATACCTTGGAAGTAGGCCTTATCCTCAATCGTCTTAACAATCGATAAGATTACACCCACAGCGGCTTCCTGTGCCACTCCTCCATCAAAGTTTTCAAAGTCAAGAACATCAACGGTTCCATGCTTCACGGCATCGTTAAGATTAGCCACAAGAGCAAAGGGAATGAAGTTAGGATCAAGACGTTGATATGATACCCAATTCTCTCCCATTTTAACGCTATACGCTTGGTTACCAGCGGCTCTCCAAGTTCTATTGGCCTCAGGATCAAGAGGACCAGACCCTGTAATATCGCCTCTATTAACCATCGAATATGCCATACCATAAATAGCAATACCTGTTGCCCACTTACCCTTTGCCGCTGCACGAATTGCGGGATCAGGGTTCTTAAAGTCAGCCCGTAGCTTTTTAGAGTATGCACCTAAAAGAGGGGTACGCTGCACCGCTGCACCAATAAGGTTTGTAGGTGTGCGGATAAATGGCATAAATAACTGTAAGGTTGGGTGTTGTTGTACAAACTTGTGAAGACCGTTAGCCATTGTTCCTTTGGTCAACTCTGATGTGAACGTAGCCTCACGCGCATCATTCAATGCTTTTGAGTGTTTAAAGGTCCCGTCTTTGTTCTGAACAGCCGCACCACTAGCATCAAAGGCATCCTCAATCTCTTTGGAAATATAGTTTGTCAGGTCCTTATTTTTAAGACCTTTTCCCATACCATCCATTTTAGATTGAGCATATATTCTGGCTCTGTAGTTGATCTGCTTAAAGAACTCGTCTTCAGCACCTAAGGTCCTCAAGGATACACGGGCTGCTTTACCCGTCATGTCTAAAACAGCACCTAGAGGAGAACCTTTTGCTTGAGGCCAGTATTCACTACTGATCTTGTTCATCTGGCTTACATCGTCCACCTTTCCCATAGTGTCCAATATATTTCTTTCCATCATAAATGACCGACTAGCCACGACAGCGGCGGCATCCATGCTATGAAGTAAGCCCTCTAACTGTGCGCCAAAGAAGTCGCGCTGGGCCTTGGCTTCTGCCGAAAACATCATAGGTGTCATGTAGGACCCAATGTATCCCTCTATAGGCCTAAGGACACTCTCAATGCCCCCACCAAGTATGTTAGTAATGTGGGTCTTTGTATTGAACAGGATCATAGAGCGGAAAAGTTCTATGACTGATCGACCAACCTTCTTACCAGTAGGCTCCTGTACGTTCTTTAGGATTTTGACAAAGGCTTTGGGATTACCCTTGGCAGCTAATACAGCCATCTTGATTTCATGTAGCTTCTCAATACCACCATACTGCTTAATTAGGTAGTCAATAGCGGCGGCATCTGCGTGATCCCCACCATCCCTTACAGCACTGTGGTTCTTGTAACTGTCTAGGTCAATGACGCCCTTCTTACGAAGGTTTAACGCACGACCAAAGGCAGCTTCTTGACCCGACACGCTCTGCAAGATCATCATGGTGCTTTCAAGAGCCTCAAGAGCTTCCATCTGCGCCTTACGATCTGTCTCAAAATTAAGCTTGGTAAACCTTTCGGTGATCTCATCGAACTGGCTTTTCATAATACTCTCAACGGCACCAAGGACAAACGTAGCGTCCTCTGTGGTCTTTGCGTAGTTGGTTACCAATGTGGAGAGTTGGTTGTTGTCTAGGTTAAGTAAATCACCCACACGGTTTGCTGTCTCTTCCTCCGCTTGTTTCCAAGTCTGTTTACCTTTAACAGCCGCAATAACCGCTGGGTTTTGCTTCTGAATCATAGCCACCAAGTCTCTAACTGCTGATGTTGGATCATTGGGGTCAAAGGTCTTAGGATCGTAGAGTTTAGCTTCCTTTAAGATTTCAGATATATTCTGAGGTTGCTTCTCAATCTGCTTTAAGGCTTTGGCTGAAAGCTTAACTGCTTGTGGGGCCTGTACACCGCTCTTGGCAACCTTGGCATTTACAGTAACTGTCTCTGCTTTTGGTTTTACTTTGTACTTAACGCCCTTAAAGACTGCGTAGTTAATCTCATCAAATAACTGCTTTTTAGCCTTTCCACCTACTTTAACGCCAACCTGTTTAGCTATTACGAGTAGGTCTTTTTTTAAAAAGGACTTCAAAGTCTTTGCGTAGTTCTCACCGTTATCAGCACTGGCTTTCATCAAGCGTTGGCCTACAAGAGTTTTTGTAGCTGTTAGATCAATGGTGTCGAGGTTATCAGTCCCTGCATCGATAGCAGCATCTACGTTATCTTGCTCTACTTTTGCTTTAGCTTTTAGCTGATTAGTTTCCTCAGTACCCGCTTTGACTGCATCGCCTTCTTGCGTGGTCAAGTCATCGATCTCAACTTGATCAGTCTCAGTTGCTTTAACTGGATCATCACCCTTTGCTATAGCGTTGTCAGCCTTCTTAAAGCCTCTAGCAATAGCCATAACACCCCTCATACCAAACTCTACACCTAGGGAAAGCGGTAGGTCCTCAAGACCCGCCTTTAGCTTACCCTCTGCATAGGTATCCTCAGGATCAGCCTGTAGGTACTCAGTCACAGAGTTCTCAAGGTGGGGGTATTGTTGAATGAAGTTAGACAAGCGATCTTCATAGGGGTTGGATACTAGGGATGTAGCCACAGCGGATTGCTGGGTTGTTTTTATTACAGCCCCTACTTTCGACTGAGCTTTCTTACCACCCGCAATCCAACCAATGCCTTTTAGGGGCCGAATGAATTTACCAACACCCAAAAACCCAGCCGTAAACTGAGTTAGGTCCTCTGTAAACTTACCAGCCATTCCTGTAGGTCTAAGGACTTGGGGAAGGATGCGGTTACTATTGTCCTCAAAGCCTTCCCAGCCATAACCTGTTACATCACCAGCGGTTTCAACAGCATAGTCTGCTAGTTTCTTACCTACTTGCAGGGTCTCTTCACCAGCGTCCCTAAGTCCAGCGACAAGTCCAATTCCCATGTCTTCAGTTACA